AGACCGTGGCGGGGAAAAATATGTTATAGAGTCAATGGATGATGGGGAGTTGCAGGTATGGCAGAGACCCCAACCGAATAAGGAGTATAGGATAGGTGCAGATATATCAGAGGGTATAGACGTAGGCAGGGACACAGACTGGAGTGTAGGTGTAGTCTTAGATGCCTCAAATATGGATGAGGTAGCAACTATAAGGGTAAAGATTGATCCAGACTTATTTGCATGGCAACTTGCAAGTTTAGGGAAATGGTATAATAATGCTAAACTAATTGTAGAAAGAAATAATCATGGATTAGTAACCCTAAAGTTTCTTTCAGATGTACACATTTACCCGGATATATATTCAGAGAAGATACTAGACGAGAGAACAAGTCGTACTGCTCGCAAGTTAGGATTCCATACCACAGTAAAGTCTAAGCCCCTGATTATTGACTATTTAAAGGAATTAATTAGGGAAAATGAGATCAAAATCAGGAGTCCCAAGGTTCTGGATGAGCTACAAACCTTTGTAAATTATCCCAACGGAAGAATGGCAGCACAGTCTGGTTCACATGATGACTGTGTAATGGCCTTGGCTATCGCATGTTTTGGGTGTAAGATGTTCCCTGCAATGGCAGAATGGGATAGAGAAATAAGTAGAAGACATTGGAAACCTGAATTAAAGCTTTACCAGCCCTCACAGCTATGAGCAAAGTAATAAAAGGAGATTTTGGTGGTAATCCAGTACCAAATATTGATAAACTATATGATGATCTTGTACCTTTACTTGAAGATATGACAGATATTGCCTGTGAGAGTCTTGGAGAGGAACAAGGGTGTTTGTTTATCCAAACTCTTTCTGATTCCATACATAAGATTGCAGATAAACTGGCGGCTCAAGTAGAAATTACACAACATATTGAACTTTGTATGGAAAACGGTGATATTGTATCAATAACAAGAGACAACGGAGAAATGGAATAGATGGTAGATTATGAATCAACTGAGGTAATGGAAGACCCAGAGTCTGGAGAAGTCGCTATTGCTGAAATTAAGATGGTAGAAGCAGATGTAAATGTCTTTGCCAAGGTGATACAAGAAAAGTTTGAAGAGGCAAAGGACTATCGCAGGGATAATGAACAACATTGGGTGGAGGCATATGATGCGTACAGAGGAAAGTACCCTTCAAAGATATCGAAGGTGCATGAGTTGGCAAGTGAAAGGGGTATTTTTGTCAATCAAACTAGGCGTAAGATTAATTCAGCGAAGATTAAGATTAACACGCTATTATTTGAGGATGGGAAAGTACCATTTACTATTACCCCCTCACGCAAGCCAAGGTTCTTCCCTCCAGATATACAAGCACCACCCGATAGACCTGACATGCTTGAGGACGCAATTCTTGAACGCTCTAAACAGATGGAGTTCAAGATTCGTGATATTCTTGAAAGAACGAATTATAATGAACAGGTTCAAAATGCTATACATGAAATGTGTTTGTATGGGACGGGATGTACGAAGGGTATTTCCCTCGAATATAAAAACTTTCCTGTCTACACTACGGTTACGACTCCAGACGATGTGGTCTCAGTTGAGTCGTTCCTTGAACAAGAATTAATGCCCACATGTAAGTTTGTCAGTATATGGAATGTATTTCCATCTCCAGAGGCAATCAATGCGGAAGATGCAGACTATGTTATCCAAAGGTCATTCCTTAGCAAGATACAACTCAAAAAACTCGCAAAGACAGCAGAAGGTTTTGTACCGGGTGCACTTGAGGAAGTTATTGAAGAAGAAATCGGCCTTGCTCATGGGTGGGACGACAGTGAACACCCAAAAAAGTACAATGAAACCTCATCGGCAAGATTAAAGAAGTTTGAGGTTTTAGAGTTTTGGGGCCGCTTAGATGGTAAGGACTTGGAACCACACCTGCCAATTAACTCAGAGGATATGCCAGATGCTCTCCCTGTTGTAATTACTATTATAGGTGATAAGGTTGTTAAGATTGCAGAAAATCCATTTGATGATACTTTACCATTCCATTTTTGTCATTGGCAGAAGAATCCAGAATCCATATGGGGTGACGGTATTTACTATGCAATAAGGGATGCACAGGCAATATTAAACTTTTCATATGCCATGTTGGTAGAGGGCAAATCCTTATCAGCGGCTCCACTTACAGTCATAGACCCCAACGCATTTGAGCCGGGTACAGACACAGAACAGATATATCCGGGTAAGCAGTTCCGTGTTAAACCGGGAGCTTCTGTAAGAGACTCATTTACTTCAGTACAAATCCCAGATGTAACAAATGGACTTCTTTCATTAATCCAGCAACTTGAACGTGAAGCAGACCTAGACTCTGGTCAGACCAGTATAGGTTATGGTGACCAGTCACCAGCACAGACCAAGACAGCCACAGGGATGTCTATCCTTAACTCCAACGCAAATAGACAGACAGCGGATGTAGTAAGATCAGTATCTCAGATGATAACCAAGAATGTAAGTGCCATATACAGGTGGCTAATGGTTGACTCTACAGATATGTCTATCAAAGGAGATTACGAAGCAATATCAACAGGATATGAACAGTATGTTGCCAAGGAGGTACACAATACCCAACTTATAAATTTCCTACAGGTAATTGGACAGATGCCGGAGATAAAGCAGTACCTTAAGCAAGAAGCATTTACAAGGCCGTTATTACGTGCATTTAATATGGAGCCGGATAAGGTTGTAAAGACAGAGGAGGAAGTAACACAGGAAATGCAAGCTCAGCAACAGGCACAGCAACAGCAGATGCAACAACAAGCTCAAGCAGCAGAACAAGCGGCACAACAGCAAATGCAAGCACAGGCCCAGTTAGCACAACAACAAATACAGAATCAGACACAGTCAAGTATAGCCATTGAACTGAATAAGGCCATGCTTGATGAAAAACAATCTATAGGGGAAGACCAGCGTAAACTGGAAATGCAGGAGAGGTTAGAATTGATAAAACAAGGTAATGTATTAAACCCAGCAAACTTAGAAAATTATAGTGTCCTATTGCGTGAAGAGTCTGAGGGACAAACTGATACTATGTTACAAGAGCAGGAAAATATGATAAATCAAGAAGAGACAGCCATAAGACAGGCACAAGCACAACAGGTACAAGGGCCACCTCAAGAAGGGCCAGAACAACCAGCCCCCGGAGGAATGCCTGAAGACCCAACACAAGCAGGGCCAGCACAAGAAAGACTACAGGGAGGCCCAACTGCTGATCAGATAAGAAAAAGGGAGTTTGCAGAAAATGCCCCGCAATGATATGTTAGGTATGTTATCCCAATCACCGGGATGGCAGATTTACAAAGAAATGATTGAAAAAAGAATACAAGATACATATGATATAATTAAATTGAAACAATTAGTTGACCAAGAGTCAATTTCAAGGCATAATGTATCTATCGGTAAAATACAAGCATGGACAGAAATGCTTGATATTGCCGAACCATATTAAGAGTAGCCTTTACACCGTAAGGAAAGGGCCAATATTTAACCAATCCGTTTAATCGGGACATTGGAAGGAGCTATATGTCAGAAAAAGAGGTACTCGATGAGGAAACTGAAGATTCAGAAGCCTCAGACGAAGATTTATGGAGTCAGGAAGATGAAGTTGAAGGAGATTCAACTGAAGAAGGTACCCCTGAAGTTGAGGCTGAAGAAGCTGATGCTGAGGAGCCTGAATCAGATGATGATGAGACCGAAGACGAGGAAGAGCCTGAAGAACCACAGCATGATTATGAAGCTCGCTATAAGGATTTAGAGCGGGAATTTCATAAAAGGAATGAAGATTCTGCAAAATTACGTCAAGACTTTGATGAGCTTAGGCTCAGAGATGTTGAGAGGGAACAAGCACTTACTAGGGTAAAACAAGGACTTTCGGAAACGGAAGCACCCCAAGTTGATCCCGCAAGTGATACTTTCTTTGATGACAGCGATAAGCAGACAATGGAGGAGTTCTCTGAACTATCTTCTACATTTCGCAAGATGATTCAGCACGAAATGGCTAAACAGGGTACTACCCTGCAAGAAGCCACCGTACAGGCTCAACAGCGTTTAACACAGTTAGAAGATCAGACCAAAGAACATAATTATCAGAATTTCCTGCATTATCATGAAAATTACATGAATGAGAATGTAGGAGAAGACTACAGGGATATAGACAAAGATGCTGATTTTCAGGCATTTGTCCTAGGTAGTCCAGCCATGACAAAAATGATGACTGAGTCAACAGACCCAATCGATCATGCCTCCGTTATGCAATTATTCCTATCGACCCAAGTGGGTGAAGATGCGTGGAGACCTCCTGAAGAAGCAAGAGAAGTTAAACCGAGTACTAAGCGACAGGCTAAAAGAGCGGCAGCGACTGGTCTTTTAGGTAATTCCGCACCCGTGAAAACTAAGAATTTGGACAATTTGTCCGATGATGAATTATGGGAAGCTATTCCCGAATAACAATAATATAGGAGTTAAATATGGCAGCGTATGGAGGAAGAAGCACTATTAGCGGATCATCTTATGGTGATCTTAGCAAGAATGATGCCTTCACTATTCAAAAGAAGATGTTACCGATTGCAAAGCGATTGCTAACATTTGCGAAATTCGCACAAAAAGAAACAAAACCCCAAAAACAGGGTTTAGAAATCAGACACCGTAGGTATGAGCGTTTCCCAGTTGTGGATACGCCGATAGCTGAAGGTGT